ACATTAAGTTTGTCATTCGATACTACAAACTCTAGTGTAAACCTACCATCAGATAGTTCGGCTAGATAAGTATTTGTCAACTCTTCTAGCTCTTTTACTAAATTCTCAATCTTGTAGGCAAGCAATCCGTTCGTACTAAATGCTTTCTTCAAGATGTCGAGCGTAGTTTCCTTACTTTGTAATTCTACTAGCTCTGCCTTGTGCGTTTTTTGCTGATCTTTGAAGTCACCCGTCTGTTCCTGGATTACTTCGATTCGGGTGTTCAGTCTGTTTCTACGCTCGTTCTCGGCTCTAAGTTTTGACTCCTGCGCTTTTGCTTCTTGTACTCCTGTACGGCTGCTTCGAAGGCTGGCTTCAAGCTCCGCACTGCCCACATGATCCGCAGGGATAGAGCTGTCATAAGACTGATAAAGCATTTCCCAATCTCGGATAGCCTTTCTGTTACTTTCAAATCTTCCATTATTTGCTTTAATTTGTTTAAGCTGTTCTGTAAGTTCATCTAATTCCCCCTTTGCTTCTGCAAATTTCTTCTGCTCTACTTCGAGCATCTCTTTCTCTTTCGAACTGTCTATCGGGCCGCCACACGTAGGGCAAGTATCCCGAATATCTCCTAATTGTTTTAGGGTTTTCTGTGCACCCGCAGCGACTGCTCTAATTTCTCCAATCTCTGACATGAGATCTTCGGACTCTATAAACTCTACTTTGTCTGCATTTAGAGCGTCAATATTTATAGCATCGAGCTGGTTTTTATATCCGTTATTCTTAGAAATTTTATCAGAATTTTCAGTCCACTTATCAAGTTCATTCGTCCAATGACGGAGATCTTTCTCGTGTTCTTCCAATAAACTTTCTACTTTTAACATGGGTAGTACATCGGTACTCTCAAGTTTGTTATTTTCCAACCATTTTTCTACGGTTGCTAACTGTGCTGAGACGGCTGTACTTTTGGTAGTTGCTTCTTTCGATGCTGCTTTAAATACGTCGAATAAATCTACATAATGCTCTAACTGAAGAAGGTCGATTAAGAACTTCTTACGATTAGCATCTGTTGCTGTAAGAAACTGCAGGCTCGCATTAGTGTTTTGATATACCAACTGCGAGAATGTTTTGAAATCTATTCCAATAATGCCTTGAATAGTCTTGTATGTGTTAGTAGCCGTATGACTACTAATGTCTTCACCATCTTTCTCTAGTTTTACTTTGATACTAGACTTACGTTTGATAGTGATCTCATATGTCGAACCATCTTTAGTGAAGGTAAGAGATATGTTGTATCCGTCGTTGATATGTCTGTTCGGAATATCAACCTTTTTAATTCCTTTTGAGTTCTTGTTGTAGAGAGCTTCTTCGATGATTAACGGAATAGACGACTTGCCCATTCCGTTAGTACCAATAATCTGTGTTACTGCGCCATCATCCAAGTCTAACTCGTTACCAGAACCATAACTAAAGCAATTATCCCATTTCAACTTTTGAAGCGTAATCATTGTATGTTCCTAATATCTCTGGTATTGAACTTTCTGGTAATTCTAAAATATATGTCAGATACTCTGCTAACTCTTCTTGTATCGACATATCCTTATCTATAATCAGGCTTGCCTCGGACTTTCGTTTTACCACTTTCTTATCTAGTAGATCTGAGTTCTTAACTCCAGCCAGTTCTTGAATATCGCCTTCTACTTCGTAGATCGTGTGGTGATAATCAGTCGGTATCATTTCGGATTGATTTGATACTGTCTTTCTCAATAACTGTGGTAGTCTGAACTCTTCCCACATCCAGCTCCAGTCCTGCTCATTGATAAGCAAGTAGCCTGTTTTAACTATACTTCTGTGAAAAGAAGTAGTCATAGGACTACCAGGGTATACAATGTTACGCTGACTGTTACTATGGGAGTGTAAATCTCCGGAAAATACTACAGGAAAGTCTTCGAACCTGTCTAAATCTACTTCTGGCTTAACGTGTGGAGGTATTTCTCCACGAACATGAGTAAACAGAGGTTGACTTGTATTAAACTGCTCGATGCTACCCTTACGATGAAGATCTGTGTAAGGCAAGATACCATACCCCAGATCTTCGTCAACGTAAGAGATGTCCACAATATGTATCAGAGGGTTAATATCTCTTGATACTTGCTTCAGCTGTGTAAAGAAGGTTTTGTACTTCTTTGTAGCCTCATGGTTCCCATCGTAGATAACGGTTGGAATCTTTACTCCACGAATAAACTTGAAGTAAAGTTCCAACTCTTCCATATTTGGCAGTCTATCAAACAGATCACCACCTATAATGTGCATATTGCACTCTTTCTCAAGTTCATACACTTGCTCAAAGAATAGATTATAGCGGTTTAAAGCCCATGATACTGGGACGTTCTTCTGTCCCAGCTTTATGTGCCAATCTGCTGTGTATAAAATCATCCGATGTTAAACTCAGCTTCGAGTGCTTCATCATCAGTTTCTGCGCCTGCATTGCGTAGGCGATCTAGCAGTTCTTTCTGTGCGTCTGCTGTTGGGCGAGGCATAACATCGTCCATAGACTTAAGATCAGCAATAGATGCCAACTCGTCTTCAGTCAGAGCACGTGGCTTGCACTTCAATGCTTGTAGTTGGTACTCAACATTGTAAGGCAGTGGGCCAGTCTTTACTCGCTTGAAACATACGTCCCAGCCAGTAGAATGATCAGTAGGGTCACCAAGATCTTCTGCGGCAGTAATTACTTGCTCCCACAACTTCTTCTTGAGATTTGCTACTTTAACCTTACCATCGGTAGGGTCGATTACCTGTACAGCGTAGCTCCAGCCACACTTAAGGTCTGGGAAGTATTCACGAACCCAATCTTGTTCTTTGTTGTTGAATCGCTCGGCATTGCGATCGAATGATAGACACTCCAAAGGAATGTTCTTGCCGTTCTCGCCTTCAATCCAGTAGACGTAGCGAGCTAGGATGTCGCCGACGATACGCATTTTATTGTCTCCATCTTTGTACTGAAAAGTAGAGATAGATGATTTTTGTGCGCCGCCAGTTTGCTTATTAAATGATAATGCCATTAGTGTGTATTCTCCGTTGTGACTTCTTCATATAGAAAGTGAATCTTATCACCATGTATACGAAGTAGGCTGTTGTCTTCTATTAAATCTAAATCTACAGGACAATGTAGTAGATCTAGTGTAGTTTGTTGTGTTGCTATGTAATCCGCCATGCTCCGAACTGCAGCTAGGGCGTAATATATTGCCACATCTCTGTGACCGTACTTATAAGCGTTCAGTGCCATGACATCTGCATGAAGCAAAAAACTTGTACCATTGAAGGACTTGTTTGAGTACTTGAATATTGGATCGTATTTGTTTTTCGGTATTTGCTTCTGTATAAGCATTTCCATTATACGGCAACATTCAAGTGCACTGCCTTCCGCTTCGTCAAAAACTCTTTCCCAGCTAAATAAGAACACGTATTATACTCTCTTTTAAGTAAGTTGTCAAGAACTATTTTTTTAAAGGTATTTCATCGACCAATCCTGTTTCATGTAAAATCCTACCCTGTTCGAGGCTTGCCTTTGCGCAGTCTTACCTCGTAGGTGGATATCCACAACCACTGGATCAATCTTCCCTTCTTTCTTTCGTATTACCCGACCTACTAACTGCGTAAGCAGGGGCTCATTGTTTACAGGTGTGCCCAGTATTAGGCAGCTGAGGTTATCAACAGATATGCCCTCCGAGAAAATTGCCTGCGTTCCGTAGAGAACATTAGCGTCCCCGTAGAGAATTCTGTCTACTAGCTTCTCTCTTTCCTCATGCGATACCTCACCTGTAACACATACGGCTTTTTCACCAGTCAGCTCGGCGCAGGTCTTAAGAAACCCAACTCGATCGCTTACTACAAGGACTTTATGTCCTCTGGCAGCATATCCTGCGGCTAACATGGCTATTGTATGCCGATATTCCTCATCATTTGCTAACTTTGTCACTCTATTAGCCCAGGGTATCTTAGCACCATCCATGAATCGTATCTCAGAATGTACTAAGTGGATACTAGGGGTCATATAGTTTTCTTTTGGCGGTTTAAACAGCTTACTGCCAAAGTAATCTCTAAATACTACGTGCTTTCCGTCTTTTCTTTCTATAGTTCCTGATAGTCCTATCTTGTATCGACAATAATTTGTGTCGAGTATCTTAGAAAAGGTCGGACTACTAACGTGGTGCATTTCATCGAGTATGATAGTGCCAAACTCTTTACGAATCTTATCAATATTACGATACAAAGTCTGTGTATTCCC